CTAGTACTTATTACATCTAAATTATGTGAAGGACTCGTAGTTCCTATGCCTACTTTTCCTGCGGAATCAATACGCATTCTTTCTGTGAAGTTAGTTCCATCTGCTGATGTTCTAAATTGATGAGATGGAGCACCTGTATTACCATCAAAAGCATCGTAACTTAATCCATAACTGGTCTGTTTAATTATGCCACCTATAGTTGTTGATGCTCGTTGTAATCTAATTTGTGCTACACCATCTGAACCCTCTAGGTGTAATAAAGAAGAAGGACTCGTAGTTCCTATGCCTACGTTTCCAGAAGAATCAATACGCATTCTTTCGCCTACATCACCATCATATATTTGAAAAACATCTGTATCAGTTCCTATGCCCGCACCAACGTACCAATTAGCAGCAGTTGTAACAAAATTTACTGCTGCGTTTCTAGCTCTATTATTTTGTATTTTTACATAAGACTGACTATCTGTTGCTGAATTATAAACTTCTAATTTTTGTGAAGGACTCGTAGTTCCTATGCCTACGTTTCCAGAAGAATCAATACGCATTCTTTCTGTATTGTTAGTACCAAAAATCATTTCAGCATTTTCATAATTCCAAAGATATGCTTTTGCATTTGCACTTGAATCTAATGAAATCAATAAGCCATCACCTGTTGTAGTGCCTGTGTTTGTTGTTTGTAATCTTAATTGTGTTTCAGACCCACCATCTAAATCTAAAACACCTCTAGGACTCGCAGTTCCTACTCCAACTCTTTCAGAACTATCAATAGTTATAGCAGTCGCATCTGCGTTATCGTCTATACCTGTTGAAGTGAAGGTAGTGAATGTTCCCGCAGCTGGAGTAGTACCACCAATAACAGAACTGTCAATAACAGCTCCATCTAAGTTGATTGCTACCGATGTACCAGTACCGCTAAATATTGCGTCAACCGCATCCAAGTCGGCATTTATTTTAGTTCCCCAAGTATCTGTCGATGCTCCGACTTCTGGTTTAGTTAAGTTTAAATTAGTAGTAAATGTATCTGCCATAATTCTTTTCCTTTAAGCTGCTTCGTCTTTGCTTAATTTAGTCCAAGTTGTAGAAGGATTAGATTGGTTAGTCCATTCTGTCGTAACCGTCTGATCTGTCCAAGTATCAGCCTGAACTGTTTGCTCAGACCATTTTAGCCCACCAATAGCAGAAAAACTACTGCTTTGTGCTATCGCAGAAGAACCTCTGTCTATTTGATGTCCAACCGCAGTCAATCCTGATACTCCAGCACTTATAGCTGCACCAGATACAGTAAATCTACCTGTAGCAGTCATGTTGGAAATAGCGGGGCCTAACACTACACCACGATCTATTTGATGTCCTGTAGCTGTCATACTAGAGCTTGCCGATATTGTGGAAGCTCCTAAGTCTATTTGTGTACCAATAGCAGCCATGCTACTGGTAGCAGCAATCGTAGCTACACCATCAAGTATGAGTGAACTATCTGCGGTAAGTCCTGAAGTTGCAGCGATTGTAGATGCGCCTGTAATGACGAATCTACCTGTTGCGGTGAATCCTGAAGTGCCAGCTGGTGTAGCAGCACCCGTAATAACAAAACGACCTACAGCGGTTGCTGAAGATGTTTGTGCTATTGTGGCTGTGCCAAAGTGATAAACGGGAGTTCCATAATTGGACTTCCCGTATGTGTATAAACCGTAGCCTACTGAGGCCATGGTCTTATGCTAACGTAATATCTAAATCGCCAGCGTCAAATCTGAATACGTCTCCAGAAGATACAGTCTTAGAAGCAGTCAAGTTTGCGTATGCAAGTAAGTTACCACTTGTAAGAGCATCCATAATACCAACCGCAACTACAGTTCCATAATCAGCTGTAGCTGTAGGGTATTCAACAGCAGCAGCGTTTGTTGCTGTTGTTGGGTTAGTACCAGATACGTTAAAAGTAGAGGTTTGTCTTGCGTATGCACCACCACTTACTTCAGTACCACCACCAGTATCGGTAGGTGCTACTGTATACAAAGCAACATAATGTGTTCCTGGTGCTGTGTAAGAATTGCCACCAAATACATGTTCTAATACTTTGTCTTCTAAATAATCACTAAATCCAGCCATAATAACTCCTAATTATTATTCCAATAATAAATGTTTTTCCTAGCTTTGCCATAAGTTCTTCTTCTCTGTAACAGAGAACCTTTACCAAACTCAGCTCTTTCTTGTTCAAGTCGCATTTCTTCTAATGCTTTTTCAAACTGAGCAGTAAACAATGGCACTCGCTCATCTTCCATTAAAAAGATTGATGCGTGTTTTAAAGCTCCATATAAATAAACGTCTGGGTGTCCTGTAGACACAAAGTTCGTTGTATTAGAATCGCTAAGTGCATCAATCGATCCATAGTATGTTAATTGTAATGTATAACTAGTGTCTGGTGTAGGGGCAAGTTCAATAGAATCATCAACCAAAGCAAAATAGATTGGTTCTCCCGCTACGTTATTATTTGATTGTCTGTAAATATCTAATGATTCAATAGATTGTTGAAATAAAGGTCTAAAGTTATTAGATGTTATTTCTACGTTTATAGCTTCCATCCAATCAGATGGTACAGATAAATATTGTGAGTCAGCAGTAGCAGTTGCTCTCTTAATCATATCTTTAGTTCGTAACCTACGATTAAGTTCGCCTTCTGTATTGTCAATAAACATATCTATATCAGATGTTAAATCTGATCTGTTTAGATAGTTTGCTATATTTGTTTTTAATTCAGCATACGTCATACCTTACCGCCCCATGTTCTAAATAATTTGTTGTCTGGATTGTTAAGCCATTGTTTCCATTTCTTGTTATCTTGTGCCCAACCTTCTCGTAAAGCCTTTTGATATATTACCATAGGCACTTCTGCGACATGACGAAAATCTTTACCTGGTTTATGTTCTGCTAATGTTTTGCAATGCTGTATTACAGGTGCGACATTTTGTTGGGTGTGATAAACAACCTTATCATCTTCGGTTGCAAATTCGTGTGAGTAATTAATTTTACTGTCAATTAAAGTTCTTTTAGCCATAGCCCTTAAATTTTAACACTATTCATAAAAAAAAGGGGCTAAAACCAAAGTTCTAGCCCCTTTCATTTAAGCTCTTAAGATACGCTTAAGTCTGCAACTACACCATGAGCAGCTTCGTTGCTCACTTCTAGTCCATACTCAACTACGATCATCTTAGTTTCAGCATCACCTATTGTTGCTATGTCGATAGTATCGAAGCTTCTTAAGTAAGAAACTTTAGCAAATTCAGGATCAACTAATAGAAGTGATCTTTCTCTTGATCTGTTTGATGGAACTATTTTTAGTTCACCAAAGTCAGATGAATAGATAGATACTGAAGCTTCTACAGTATTAGCATCAACCATTTGTCTAGCTTGCGATCTTCCTGTGAAACCAGAAATTACTTGCTTGTTGTGAGGGCCACAAATAGCAAGATTTGGCTCTGCACCACTAGCAAACATTAACTCAAGAACGTCTTTCAGAAGTGTTTCTGTAAGTGCTCTTTGAGTACCGTCTGTTGGAGCAGCTCCGCCACCTGTAGACGCACCACTAGTTCCTCTTGAATCATTAGTTGTGATCCAAGACTCGAAACCACCAGTTTGTCTTGCAGTAGTAGCGTCACCAGTTGTTTTAGCACCTTTTTGACATAGAGCTTCTTCCATATCTCTTTTTAGTGCTTTAGCCATGATAGCTAGTTGGTGTGCCATTTCTGATCTCTTACCAGCTGCATCTGAAGCATCTTGCGATCCTGTTACAGTTGCATCTCTGTATGAGATTTGACATACATTACTAACTCTTGCAGTAGCGGTAGAGGCAGCTCTTGAAAGTTCAAAACCTTCAAGTTGACCAGTTCCACTAGGAGTTGGTAATGATTCAGTTTGCCAATCAAAAACTACGTTTTTTACGTTTCTTGTTCCGATTGAGGACATAAACGGAGTTTGCATCGGAGAGATGTTGTAAATGATATTACTTAAATCTTCTCTATCAGCTGTGGCCGTATATGTGTCAAAAGCATTAGTTACTTTAGCCATAATATATTCCTTTAAATTACTTTAATATTTGTTCAAAAACTTTAGCAGCATCTTGGACTTTGCCAGATTTTGCTAAAACCTGTTTTGCTTTTTTCACAGGGGCTACTGATTTTGGTCGGTTCGTTGTACCAGGTCTTGCAACACGAGCTTTCGCTTTCTGCGTTGGTTTCTTTCTTACGGCCTCAACAGTTTTACTGTTAAGCCACGCATTTCTTAAACCAAGTAATGCTCGGTAGTCGTATACAGAGTCCATCTCTTGTGGTGAATACCCCAAGACGTTAATGCCATATTCACGAATTGCTAGCTTTTCCTGTTGCGCTGTCTCAGGATTTTGCCATTCTGGTACGATTTCCAAAAGTCTTTGCTGTCCTTCTTGCACCATCTGTGCATATTGCTGTTGCTGTTGAGTAAACGCTTCTTGTTGAAGCCTTTGCTGTTCAGCTTGAGCGGCAGCTAATTTCTCTTTTCTATCATCCCAGAGTTGCTTTTCACGAACATAACCTACGGGATCATCTTCATACAACTGGTTCCAATCTGGCTCGTTGCCTAATTCGCCCGATATTTGGGCTTCCATCTTCGGTAACAGCTGTGCATAAATAGCATCTCTTTCCGCTAACTCCTTCTGCTGTTGCTCAATAGTTTTCCTTTGTTGAGACAGCTCTTGAGTTTTGCGTGTGTAATCTTGCTGACGTGAATATCCGTTTTGGAGTTCCTCAAGCGTGACCTCTACTTCTTGTCCATCAACTCGGATGGTATATAAAGCGGGTTGCTCTTGTTCTTCTTCAACCTCTAATTGTTCTTCGTCATCAATTTCGTCATCGTATTCAAAGTCCTCTTCTTCTTCAGCTTCTTCTAATTGAAGTTCGGCTGCTTCAGGGAGTTCTTCTTCCTCAATGACATCTACTTCTGTTTGTTCTGTCTCTACAACTTTTTCCTCTTCAGGAGTTAAGAAACTTTCAAAAGCGAAAGTAGTGTTCTCTAAGTCTGTTTGTAGGGCAGTCGGTTTTCCGTTGTTGCTCATATATAAATACTCCTTATATGTATTTATAATCATTTTATATGAATTTTTGGAAAAAAGGAAAGTCTTAACCGATGTTACGGACTTTATTTATATTAGCTCTAGTTAGCTTACCTTTTTCTGCAATGATACGCAGATGCTTTTCTACTTCTGGTATTAACAATATAGACTTATGTAAACCTTCTCTAGCCTGAACATCTTCGGGTCTTCTAGAATTAATCCATGCTTGCATGTATTCGCTTTTAAGGTTTTGTAGTGCTTCTTGAAAAACGTCTGATTCAAGTATTCTTTCAGCTTCAGCTGATTTAACAACTTCTTCGTGTGTAGGCATTAGAGTGTTCCTAGTAGTGCTCTTGGGCTTCCCTGTCTTATGGGTGAAACAATATTATCAATACTTAAAACTGGGTTAGTAGGACTCATTCCTAAATTAACCATGGGTTGTTGCATTACAGGAGGATTAACCATAGGTAATGTCGGTATTGAAAGTGTTTGTGGTGTTTGTGGTAATTGGAAAGGTATTTCTGGTATTTGAACTGGAGCTAAGTTTTCAAGCATAGGCAAACCTAAATTCATTGGCACATCTACTATAGGTGTAGGTGCTTCCAATACAGGAGGCACTATAGGCATAGAAGGCATAACAGGTTGTCTTTCTGGAATAATCTCAGGCAACACAGGAGGTGTTATGGGTGTAGAAACTACTGGAGCTGCTACTGGTTGTGGTGTTGCTACTGGTGTCGCTACTGGTGTAGGCAAGTTTTCTATAGCTTGTTCTACGTCAATATCTTTTAATAGTTCATCTATATCTATGTCTAAAGGCAATGGACTTCCCATAACCGATGGTGCTGGCATCCTTATTGGCTCACCTTCAAATGTAGTTCCAGCTGGCATTGGTGTTCCCGCTCCCATTGGTAAACCTAATTCTGCTCCTGTCATTCCAACAGAAGAATCTTCTACGCTTGGAAAGAAAGTTGGTCTAGGTTGGAAAGGTGTAGCTCCTTCTGCAAGATAACCCATAGGTTGATCAGGAGAGAAACTCATACCAGGTGCTACTACTTGTTCAAAGGGCATACCACCCGCTATTTGTTGTGCATAGGCTTGACCGCTTAGTAAACCACCGCCCGCTCCGCCTACTCCACCTAATCCGCCAGCCCCACCAAAAGCAGCACCGCTTTCATAGAAAGTATTTCTAGCTTGGTTTCTTGAGCTTGGCTCTAAATAAGTATATGGCTTTGCAGAATCAGGAACACGACTCCATCCTTCTGTGGTTTGTCCTTCTTCTCCAGTTACAGGATCAAACCAATAAAAATTCATAGAATTAATATATTCTCCGCCTAATGCTCTTCTGCCTATGTCGCTGTATGCGTATGGATCGTATGTTGGTTCTGCCATATTAATTCGTTATTAGTTTATCTATTTTAGCATCAAGTTTATCTATTTTATCTATTAATCGTTGAAACTCAATGGTATGTTCATTTCTTGTTAGATACTCTCTAGCCAATTCTTCTCGTGTTCTATTGATTAAAATGTTCTGTCTTTGTAATTCTGAAGCATGAGTCTTAAGCGTATAAAAGATTGGTGCAAATACCAAACTAATTATTATGTTCCAAAATAACATTCCATCCATGATTAGCTCAGTTTATCCCACTCTTTCCCTTCAAACAAATTTGCTTCTGCTTCTCTGCGTTTGACCAAGCCACCTAAGATAACACCGCCAGCTTTGTTCCATCTTTTTATCTGCTCTGGAACACCACTATAGTCTTCTTCATTTAGAACTTTTAGTAATGTAGAGTTTTTTAAATTTGTAGGGCCTAAGTTATATACCCAACATACCAAAGCATCAAATTGACATTGTTCTAGTGGTACTTCCACAAGATCATTAATATAGCCTTCATACTCAATCATTTCTTCTTGTAACATATACTCAGCTTCTTCTTGATTAATCTTGTCGCCTTCTTTTACATTTTTAGTATGACCATAACCAATAGTCCAAACGTCTACAGAATCTTGATAGGCTTCTAAACGACAACCTTCGTAAGACTTTATTAAAGATGTACCTTCTTCAGATATTTGCATTGTTTCTTTGTTTTCTCCGTACCAGTTCCATCTACCGTTCTTATTAGTCATCCTTATTTGATGTATTAGAAGCACCAAAGTAGAAACTAATAATTGCGGAAGCTAAACCACCTAAGTAACCGAGAACCAGATTGACTAATGCCTCTGAGTTCTGTTCGGGGGGCTGAATGGTGATAAGAAAGATATAGCCTAGAAATCCGCCTAGTGTAGCAATTCCTATAATTCTAGCTGTCCAATCTTTAGAAAAAGTTTTTCTAGCATCTTGAGTATCTTGTACTTCTAGTTTAAATACATCTACTTCTAACTCTTTCATTTTAACTTCAAAGTCAGCTTCAGCTTTCTTTAGTTGAAGCATTTGTTCTGGTGTAGCGTTGTTTATGGCTTTTTGTATTTCTTTAGGTTCGTTCTTACAACCCAATACATCTGCAATCATATTTGCAGCCATACCACCCATAGGCCCGCCTAATGCTGTTCCTAGGGTTGGTGCTACTGATCCAACTAAATTTTTAAGTAGTGCTTTCATTTTGTTTTATGTTCTTTAACGACTTCAAATTCTGCGGTTTGACTTGCTCCCTTGTGAGGTACAAACTTACCTTTGTTTTTCATAAGCTTGTAGCTTTTACCACTTTTCATAAAGTGAAAACCTCTAGGTGCTTTAATCTTTTTTTTCATTTTCTTTCCTTTGATCCAAAATAAATTTCCAAAAGGCAGCGGTTTGTTTACGCTTGTCTTCTGCTGTTGCCTTTTTTTTAGGCATTATTTTTTCTTTTTATATACGGTTTTTTTAACTTTTCTTTTAGGCGGTCTACCCATTTTGCTTCCGTATGTTCCTTTACCTCTTGGCATAATTACTCCTTATAGATTAAATGAATGATAATAATTTTAACTTATTTAAGACGATCCTTGTTTAATTTTTATTGTACTAGAAGAACCGCCATTTACTTTAACGGTGTTTACAACACCTGATTGTTCCAAAATAATAGTATAACTGCCAGAGTTATCAACATCTAATCGTAAAGAATTACCTACCATCCTTCTAAAAGATATGGCTTGTCCTTGTACCAGGGTTGTTATTTGTGTTTTTTTATCTTGACCTATCTCTGTTCCTGTAATGTTTATAGATGTAGCAGATTGATTTAGCTGATCTTCTTCTTCTGCAAAAGCCAAAGCATCTAGCACACTTAGTAAATCTTCTAAGAAGTTTACATCTAAGTAATCTATATCTAATTCTGTAAACTCTAAGTCTGCTTCATTGTCTAAGAAGTTTTCTGACAAATAGTCAATTTCTAGTTCGTTAAAATCTAAATAGTCTGCTGTAGCTTGTTGTTGAGTGTCTTCTTGTAAGTCTTCTCTAGGTTCTGGTGGATTTACAATTAACATATTGTCAATTAAGTCTAGCGTTATATCTAAGATAACAGGCTTAGTAGGTGCTTGTTCATACACACTTGCTACCGTAGATTGATAGGGCTGATTAAGAACTACCATACCCATAGCAGTTTCTACTGTTATCTCACCACTAGACGTACCATCAATATTAGGTAATAAGATGACTAACGATCTACCAAGTTCGTCTACAGTTATTGTAAAGTCTGTTCCTCTTATACCTATGGTTGCACTATTCGTGCGTATTTTAATATTTTTCTTTGGAACTTTATTAAGTCTACCTGTAACAAATCGTGCTGTGCCTTTAGCAAAGGTCAAAGCCATTTTAGATTTATCTGGGTTAGGATCAAATATAAACTCATCAATCAATACTTGTGAGTTTTCTGTCAGTCTTATTTGAGTATCATCAATAAACGTAATACCCATACGACCATTTGCAGTTTCTACTTTGTCATAACTCAGTATGCCAAAGTCTAATTCAGCTCCGTAGGGTTTGTCTCTTAGAACTTGTGCGTTGCCTCTAAGCTCAGATATAGAGCCTATATCAACAGACGAATGAAGTTGTTGCGTCTGACTGAGTAACACAGACAGTACCGCTAGACCCAACAGATGTAATCTTAAGCCAATCATTATCAGATGTAGATTCCTGATCTATATTAAATGTTCTTGATCCACCTGTATGATCTAGGTAGAAGTAACCACCCGCATAACCGTCACCA